TATTAAATTAGATCCTAATGCAGGTAAATAATTAGTATCTATATAAACTGCTTGTAATGGAAGAACACTACTTGTAGCACTACCACTTAAAACCGTAAAAGTTTTATTAGCTTGAAATGGATTGATTTGAATATCAGTAGTATCTACTTTTTTAAATACTGACGGATATAATCCTTCATAAATCGTAGTGTCATTTATTCTAGCTTCAGACATAATAGTAAAAACCTCGCTACATTTATTATAAATATAACGAGGCTAAATTACGTATCAAAATATTAGAAATCTAATTTTACTCTAATCAATGCTTCACGTTGGAATGATTTTAACAATGGCTTTGAAAGTTTAGCTACTGCTAATAATTCTTGCGAGTCATTATATAATCCAACTGTAGTAATATATGTTTTAGGGTCTTTAATAAATGTAGATTGTTGTATCAATCCGTCACTACCTGTAACATATGATGGATTATTTGAAAAATTATATTCACCATTTTTAATTCTAACAAAATAATGTGTGCTAGTTATTTGTTCACTATTTCTTGCCAAGAAACCATATGGGTCACTTGTTGCTGGATTTGTTAATAACGATGAACCAGATATAGAATGGAACAATCGGAAATGATTATTACCTTCTACACTCGAACCGGTTGTAGTTTGGAAATTAAGTTGTTGATCTAACATTTTACCGTCTAATATCAATGTTCCATAATCGGGATAAGCTAAACCATAATAAACCGGTGCTGTTGAATTATAAACACCATCATTTATTGAACCAGAAACAATATTATATCGTTTTCCCGAATCTCCAATTGTTGCATCTGCCAATGTTGAATCATCAATTAATGTGAATACAACACTACTACTAACATCAACATTACTACCAGTTGCATTAACATCAAGTGAAGCAGACATATATCGCAAAGGTAATTCAAAATTACCAGCATCTAATCTTTCTTTTAATCTGTTACGTTTAAAGTTAACAACATAAATATAATCAGTGCTACCAGAACCCGCCGTTGTAAATCTAGTATCATCGGGATTCAATAATAGTTGTCGATATTGTGAATAAACTGCTTTAGACGGAGAGTCATTTAATTGACCTTGTGAATCGGACCCACTACCTAATGCATGACCGAATGCCAAAGAAAATTGAACTGCTGAGCCTGTTGCTGCTGGTGTTTTTTGATAAGTATCAACATAATAACGTCGTTGTGATATGGTTTGATCAGACGCAGTAAAAAATGTAGTTAAACTAGCAAGGTTATCAGACCAAAGTCCAGCCGTCACTGTTTCTTTTTGTTCTTTAACAACATCATTAAACATATCAAATTTACTATAAATTTTTCCGTTATTTGCTGAATTTGCATTGAAAGCTTGTTCTGCAATAATGTCTTGGGCTAATTGTTGAGCCAATCTTTGAACTTGTTCATTAATACTAGCTTGTTCAACAGCATCTCCTCTTACTGGTTGTGATATTGGCTGTACTGGTCTATCAGGAGTACCTCCTAAACGTTGTTGTGTTTTAAGTTGTTTAATAGTTTTCATATTTACTTCTTTATCGTGCGCCAATCGTAGCAATAGTCGCTTTTCGTACAGTTAAATTAATAGTTACACTTCCTCCTGTTTCATTTCCTATAATTGTCACTGTCGTAGTTTGACCTTTTACTACTAAATTTTTCGCAGTAACTTTAAATTCAAATCCAGACACAGCAGTACTACGAGCGTCTGCATTGGAATCATCTCCAATTGGTCTCGGAACAGTCGGCAATGCAGAATTCTGTAATGGTCGAGTTGCTTCTATAGAAGCTATGGAATCATCTGCTAATATTGCTGTATAACCTAAATTAGCATTACCACCTTGTAGATTTGCAGTATTCGGAGAAATTACAGCACTTGTACCAGGACCTGTTAATGTTATAGCAGTATTACCAACAGTAACTACCGGTATATTAGTTGTAGTTTTTGGTAATGTTACTAGTTTATATTTTAATGCTTGAGTCTCATCTGGAATAGCTTCCGTAATTGGCATATTTTCAATGATTGTTCCATAATAATTAGTACCAAGTGGATGGTCTGGATTCCAAAGCGTATAATCTACTTCATCATCGCCTACAGCAAATTGAGTAATATTAAATGCATCAGCCCCCTGAGCTAATAATTCGCGACCTTTCAATGTTAAAATTGCGTCTACTGTTACACTTGAATTATCTAAATATCCCATATTATTTTACCTTTATTTTAAATAAATATCATTCAAATAGATTTTATGTTAATATAAAACTACCTCCTTGACCTGGATTATTTGTATATGTTAATTGATTTGGATTTGCACGTAAAATTTCAACAACAGGTCCGCCATCTGCTGTTTGTGTAGTACTAACATTAAAATTGGCACTTGTCATTTTAGCACCGCTATATCTTTGATTATCAATTCCAGCTGGTAAATAGTCTTGAAATTGTGCAAATGTTAAACTAGCAGATGTATTAGGTAATATTTCTGTCACTTGTCGAAACTCAGACAAACTTGCAGATATTATAGTCGGACAAAGAGCTTCACTTCTCCAATAAGGAGTCGACGCAGTAATAGGTGTACTTCCAGAAAACAATAAATATTGATACGAATACGTAGTTCCATCATATTTTTCTTCTTGCGATGAAGTTAAATATCCTTGCCATTGATCATCATCTAATCCTTCAATTTCTAAAATTTTACCTTCTATAGAACCTTGATAATTTAAATAATCTGCAGAACTAGTAGGGGCAACATCCGTTAATGTAGTATCATATCCATCATTAAATCTTTCAATCGTAGGTAATAACGAATCTTTACTTCTTTCTAATACATTTGGTTGTACTAATAGTCCTGTTAACGTGTTAGCACGTGCTGGTAAAAGTTGTTCTAATTGTTTAAAGAAAGATAAATCAAACAATGTAAATATACGGATATATGCATTTATATCATTTGATTGTGAATATTTTTTCCAATAATCTCTAGCTCGTTGTATTAAATCTGGATATGCTTTTGCATTAACATCACCAGGATCTCCAATATAATCATCTAATGCAGTAAAACCTAATTGAGCAATAATATCTTCATCAATCATAGTTTGTGGAGAAAAGTATACTCCTAATTTTGCACTATCTAACGGAGCTTTATCAAACTGTGATTTTTCAGCTCTTGTTCGAACATTTAATTCTGTTACTAATTCGTTATTTTCTAAACGTATTTTATTATCATCAAAAGTTCCTGCCCCTAATGATATACCGTCATAGTAATATGTTTCTTCTATAGAATCGTATGGAGTATCATTGGTCCAACTTGCAAATGATGCTGATATGCCAGAAGGATTTGGTTCAACACCTAATAAACTAGATGTTGCTGCGTGATCTATTTTTTGTGTTAATGGCAATCTAAATACTAGTTCATCATATGCTGATGTATTACCATCATATGCAGCTGGTGCTTTCACGTGATTGTTGAATGCTGAATCTTGCAGACTGCTAGTCCATAATCTTAATTCTTGAAGTTGCCCTTCTAAACGACTACCTCCTGTAACACCTCCTAATGTCAATGTTCCTGAGCTAGCAAAAGATGCAGTTGTAGATGCAGACACTGCTCCAACAATTTTACCATATTTTGCTTTTTTAGCAACTACGTCTAAATTAGTTCCATTTTTTCTTAAAACAGCAGTTAAATAACCTCCATCGAACATTTCAATATCAGCACTACTAGTTCCATTAATTTGTATCGAACCAACAGTACCAGATGTATAATCTAATGTTACTGTGTTACTTCCTATAGTAAATAAATTCATTGTGTTAGGAAGTAATGGATTTGCAACAACGTCATCTGTACGAAAACGAAGTTCAACTGCTTCTATAGGCTGATCGTAATTTACAGTAACCGTACCTGCTGAATTATTAATTAAATCTAAAGCATAATCAAAATTTAACTTTTCATATACTGGAGCTCGTTCAAGCCTAGGTCCTCCATATTCATTGATACTAATCATCGATTGCGGAATACCATAACAAGAAAGTAATGCTTGAATACTACGTTTAGTTCCTTTAGATTTTAACAGCAACGGTAAGTTATTTATAATTCTTCTCCATATAGTATATGTAGATTTTTCTCCTGATACTGACGGTTCTCCTATTGTATTAGAACCAGTTATCGGAATACCATCTTCTGATACGCCTAATGCATATTCCCATAATTTTTGTCCTTGATTACCATTTGTTAAATTCCATCCAAATTGTTTAGCAACAGAATATAATAATTCATCAGGCATTCCTAATTTAGGATTTTCTTCACGTTTAT